CAACTTGACAGGTATCACCAAAGGCAACAAATACCAAACCCGCATCTTTAAAATCTTTAACTGTTCTCATATCATTTCCTTTCTATCTAATATGTATTTAACAATAGTTTCTTTTACACATTTCTTAGCATCAGCAGCAGCACCAGCAGCATCAGCAGCATAAGCAGCGGCAGCAGCATTAGTAACAGCATTAGCAGCATTAGCAGCAGCAGCAGCAGCAGCAGCATAAGCAGCATAAGCAGCAGCATAAGCAGCAACATCAGCAGCAGTAGTAGAAGCAGTAGCATAAGCAGCGGCAGTAGCATCTTTACATGCATTTTTATTTTCTTCAGAAGGATTCAGGACCCATACTTTAGCTGCTTGAATTGCTTTTTTTGGTGAATCGCTTGCGCCAACATATAAATCAATTACTAGCTCGGCACAGTGAATTGCAAACTCTACTTTTTCTTTGTGCGTATAACTTGAAATCCAAGATTTTACATTTGAATAGTTAAAGTTGTTAACGTTTATCTCTACTGTTTTCATCTCTTACCACCTTTTAATTTCTGCTTATATTCTTCAATCATCTTTGACACCTCAGGCCATAAATCAACTGGGATTCTACGCTGAGTGTATGTGTATTCTGGTTTCGGCTTAGACATTTAAATCCTCATTAATTAGCTTTAAGTAACAATGCACACCATTTAATAGTTAGCCAATAGGTTTAGCCAGCTTAATTTGCTAGAAAGCCCAATCGACGGACAAGGTGTCGCGGTGCTGTCCGTACAGGGCGCCGCAGCGGCGGGCCTAAAATAATTACTTGACGCCCGCCTCGCGGTGGGCTATTGTTATGTAACTCTAACAGGGCACGAGGCAAACAACATGACACCACAACAGGTAAACACGGTCACACTTGACCGCAAAGAGTATGACAGCATGCGCGAGGACTTGCGCGTGTTCAACGCGGGCGCAGTGCGAGTCCTCCGCAAGCACGGCCCTGATAGCGGGTACTACGCAGTCGAGGTCGGGGACGTGCCCGCCTTCGTCGGCGCGGAGGTTTCCAAGGAGCTGGAGGCCATGCGCGGTTTGCGTACTGCCGAACGTGGGCAGCCAACGCCAGCCAACGGCGTGCCGCCGCTACTCGCGGGCGTTCTTCTGGGCGCGACTGCTGCGTCAATTTTATGGTGGGCGATACTATGAACGAGCAGCAACTGATCCGAACATTAAAGGCGGGCGAGACGGGCCGCTACCTAATCGGCCCCCATTGGGAGGCAGCGCAGGTCCTCGACTTGTGGGATGCGCACGTAAGCCGACGGAGTCGTCGCAAATTTCAGGTGGTCGTGTGGCGCGGTGTCCTGCTCATATCGGCACGGCCTGCCGTACAGGAAGACCGCCACGCGGCCATTGTAACGTGGGTGTGGGTCGCCATTATTGCGCTGGCGGTGGTGTGCCTGCCCCTCACCGTGTTGGACAGCGTGCCCGACAACGAGGCCCGCCACGAGTGTGTGCGCCAATTGGGTGAGGACTGCAAGTTATGACCACGGGGCAGTTAGTTGCGCGCGTCTCTGAGCTTGAGGCGGCACTGTGGGAGGCGCACCGCGTCATACTGCACGAGATGGACAACGGCCGCACGCCTTACTTGCTGAAAGCCGAGAACGGCGGCAAGGGGCTGGGGTATTTTGAGAACGTAATAACCGGAGTAAAGAATGTCTGATTTTATCGACACGACTGTGAGCCGCGAGGCGGAGATCTTAGGGGCCGCAATAGCAAACCGCGTAAAATATCAAGGGTCCAGCGCGCACGAGTGCGAGACGTGCGGCGAACCAATACCGGAGGCCAGACGCCTGTCGCTGCCGGGGTGCGTCTTGTGCGTGGACTGTGCAAGCCGGAAGGAGGCGCGGGGTTAACCCTTCAAGCCTCTGATCTCGGCGCGTAGCGCTTCGGTCTGCAGCGCGTTCGACTCCCGTATCGCCGCCATTTCTTCACGATGGTGGCGTTCTTCCCTCGACATTTGAACCACCTTGAACACAATACCGACGACCAGCGATAACGCCGTCAGTATGATGCCAATCGCCAGTGCGTTAGTGTTTATCACCTCGGCCCACGTCATCGCCGTGGTGCTTGCTCCGACGGTCACTGAACCGTATATCCCCGCACTGCCTACATCTGCGTGCCCTTTCATTTCTCAACACCTCTCTAAATATGTCCCACGCTAGGCGGGCGAATTGGACCGCGAAAAACAAGGCAAGCCCGTACTGTTGGAAAAACGCCAAGGAGCTGGCAAGCAACCAATCCATAGATGAATGCCTCGTAATAGTCATAGATCAGAAAATGACGGCCGAGGGATACGTCAACGGCTAGGGCCAGGTATGCGAAAAGCGTCACGGCATACACGCCCGCGTGATACAACGCTAGTCGCGACCCGACCTTGCACAGCGCGATGCCGCCCAACAGGGCCGCAGTCGAGCGTATGACGTACAGCTCGGCGTCGTTATGACCAAACGCCAGACGCGAGCACAAAACAGTCGCCGTTACAAACGCGACCACGCCCCACACGTTGCGGTGGGGCTTGTATGCCGCTAAGGTGACGAAAAGCGCTAGCAGTCCGGCGTGGTACATCATTTGGCCTTCTGTTCCTCGGCGGGTGGGGTTTGCTTGAGGTCTGGCTTGGTGTCGTCTGGCATGGTGTGCTCTCTTAGTAAATGGTTTATAAGTAATTCGTGCAACTTTGCGCACTCGTCAAGTCTACCATTATTTGTACGGATTACCACCACCGCAGTGCGTGTGTCGCCCGACGGGTTCGTGTCTTTTTGTAACACCCGAGGCAAGCACCGCACGAGCAGGGCGTCAGGCACCTGGCGCTTGAGGTATTCGACCGCCCGTTCTGCCGTGGGGCACTGCTGCGGGCTAGGTAGCGTCGAGCAGGCCGATAAACTCACGGTCAAAGCGGCGGCACACGTTACGCTCAATAATTCCTGTCTGGACATCGGTTATCACGACCGGCGGTCGGCTCCTGATTTGGTCTAACTGGGATAAGGCGTCACGGCGTTGGCGTTCGGACGCGGCGATGGCCCGCACGAACTTAGCGGCGATCTGCGCCTCGCGGGACTGCTGGGTCTTCAGTTGGTCGGCCAGTGCGCTGTCGTAACCCGCGGCGTAGAGCGTTTGGGCCGCCCACGCTAACAGGCCCGCGAGGAACAGTGCGGCGGCGGTTTTCACGTAGAAGGTGATCGGCATGTTTTGCCCCTTGTGCTAATATCGGTTTAATTATACATAAAGAGGGCTTGACAATGAACAATAATAAACTTGCAGGTGGTTTACTGGTGGCCGCGCTAGCCTTGGTCGGCGTGAATGAGGGCATAAAGTACACCGCATACCAGGACAGCGGCGGCGCGTGGACCATCTGCAACGGCAGCACAAAGGGCGTCAAGCCCGGCGACACTGCGACGCCTGCCGAGTGTGAGTCGTTGCTAATGCGCGAATTGATAGAACACGCCAAGCCTATCGAACGGACCCCGCACCCCCTGCCGGACCATGTGGTCGTTGCGTGGGCGGACTTCTGCTACAACATCGGCGTGCCGAAGTGCCAAGGGTCCACGGGGTACAAGTTACTGCAACAGGGGCGCACCCGTGATGCCTGCGAGCAGATCCTCCGCTGGCGGTTTGTCGCGGGCCGTGATTGCTTCTTAGACGAAAACCGCAGCTTTTGCGGAGGCATAAAAAACCGGCGCCAGCTAGAGTATAAGCTGTGCACCGGTCAGATTACAGTTGACGAGGCCGTGAGCATCATGCGCTAGAATTGCATGACGCCGCTCACCCAGAAGTTATTGCCCGCCGCGCTTCCTAGGTTTGCGGATCGGATGGGGGTCATGCCAGCCCGGATGTGGAACTTGGACCCTGTTGGGATTTTTCCACGAACCTGGCAGCTTGGCCTGCTAAACATCAACTTCATGTTAGTGTTGGGTGCAAGTACCTGGTTACCGGCCGAGTCGAAGAAGTAGACCCGGAACGACGACAGGGAGTTGACCTCGACGTTACACTCGGTGTAGCCGCCTAACTCGGCCTGTACGTTAACGACAGAGCCCCCCGCTAGGGGGTGCGTTATCTTTAACGCGTTAACTGTGCCGTCCCATGCGTACGTGATCCCCGCCTGTGTTGGGCTAATCAGGCTAGGTTTTGCGGGGTCTAGTATGAAATTTGCACCATCATATTTCAATGACCCCTCGAACTCCGTCCACGGTATAATATTAATCTGGCTTGCATTTTGGCTAACTCCGAATTTTGTCATAAAAGACAGGCCATACACCTGATTTACGACAACGCTGTCCTGTGCAAACGCGTGGTTGTCGTGATCGATAATTAATACATCGTTGACATAGCTTACTGAAATAGCGTTGCCGTCGGGGAATAGCCCAGAGCCGGTGAATGTCATAGCTGTTGTGTCAACTAGACCGCTTAATTGCGCATACGCGGTAAAGTCGGTGTGGGCGACTCCTACTGATCCACCAGTGACTACACCGTATTTGCACAGCTCGTCGTCCACTGTTATCGACAGGTTGTTGACCTGTGCGTAAGTCTCGACGTAGCTTAGACGCATGATGAAGTCGCCAACTTTTGAGACCCCACTGAACCCCAGCGTCTCGTGGTCGGAGTCATCAACGAAAGACACCGAGCCGTTACCAAGAACCCGAGGTATACATGTTATTACGTGCTTTTTTGACGGGTTGAACGGTGACTGGGGGTACAAGGCATTTAGGGCGACCAAGCGCTCAGACGCCCGCGCGGTGTCAGGGCTTCCGCTGGCGGTCAGGCCCGCTTCGGCAAGTAACGCCGCGTCGAACCCCCAATCGTCGTTGAATTTTTTAGCCAGCAGCGGGGTGGCGTTAGGGTCATTTTCTATCAGGGCGTCGCGCGCGCTGCCGTTGGGGTAATCGAGGTCCGGCGAGTTTACCTTCCCGGTGTAATCTGGGTCTGTGCTAGGGTTTAGCATGGCGCTAACCTCCAATTATGTATATTGAACAAGGACGCCGATCCAAGCCTGCGTCGGGCATATTTTGAGGCACAAGGCCTCGAACTCGTTACGGCGGTCGGTGCCGACCTGCGCTACGACAGGGAACGTTTGTCCGCCGATGTAAAGAAAGTACGGCCACTTGCTAGGGTCCAGCGGGACAAGGTATTCGAGCGTGTCGAGCCTGTACCCGTTGAAGTTTCCGCACGCCGCCACCGTGTTGCCGCACGTTGTCGTCAGATTACCACAGCTTGCGCTGTAAGTCTTGCGGCTGGTTTGCACCTTGTTTACTAGCGGATACCCCACGGGCTCGACGCCGTTGCCGCAGATTGCTGGCAAATTGCCGCACGTCGTCGTTGCATACCCGCAGGCCGCCAACTGCGCGCGGGGTGCGGTGCTCCGGCGTATGTACGCCAGCGGGTTGCGGGGGATCACGCAGGCTTTCACGCCGACGGGTGGTTCTGTGCCGGGTTCCCACCACTCGTGCACGTACACGTCGAAACCGTTGGCGCGCAGTGTGGCCTGTATGTACCCAGGGTCCTGCCCTCCTAGGGCCTTCCAGGTAGCGTCTAGCCGGCCGCGCCGCTGTTGCTCCGTCAGGACGGTGGCAGGCAGGCCGAACTGCGCCTCCCACTCGTCTAGGGCGCGGGTTGTCTGGGGGTAAAGGTCGTCGAGCACGGAGTCGAAAAAGTCGCGGACATCCTGCGCCGCTGCCCCGAGACCGGCGAACAACTGGCGCAGCTTCTTGTCGATTGTCAGCCGCCACGCTCTCGCGTTCGGCAGTACGTGCTGAAAGACTTTAAACATACGATATTGCCCCCAGCTTGGCCTTTTCGCCCACACCTAGGACGTAGATCGACACGGGGAGGCCTGCTTTTCTAATCGCTACCGACGAGAAGAGACCACCCGCCGCGCTGACGATGTCACTGACCACGCCCCCGAGCTCCGTCTGCGTAATAATGTCTACTCTCACCCCCACGTCTAACCCGACGATATACGGTGCACGGCTTAAAAAGTATTCTGTCGTCGCTTCTGTTATCTGCGCCTGCACCGCGGCCAGACTACCGGGGACGCTGATCCCCGCGACCTGCACGTCAAAGGGCGGGCGGATGATCGGGAAGGTGTTCACCAGTGCGGTGGCAGGCCTGCGCGTGGCGAGGCCGTTCTGGTCTAGGTTGATTATGTCGAGCACGGCCTGCAGTTGTGCAGTGGTCGGGATGCCGTCGGGCTCGGTGGCCGATTCGACGTACACGTCGACCTGCCCCGGACACTGGCTGGTGTAGGGGTACACGTTCGCGACGCCTTCCGCCTCCTCGCCCCATTGCTCATAGTCCGCGTATGCGCCGCCCTGTGGCCGCTTTTGGAAGCGGTCAAGGGTGCGCTGGCGGTATGCCGCCGTGGTCTCTGCGCCCGCGCCCGTAGTCACCGCGTTAAGCACGACGGCGTCACGCGCTACGTTCGGCAATGGGTTGGCGAAGGACATGACCGCCCCTGCGCTTAGGTTGCCGATTGTGCCGGACCCGTCGCCCCCTTGCTGGTCGCCGGCCGCCCGCACCACCACGTTGACCGTGGGTGCGTCGAGCAACACGTCGCCGCTGGTCAAGTACGTGACCCCGTTAGTCTGGCCGAGTAGTTGAGATCCTGAGCGTAAAAACCCGGTTTGGTTGGTCACAGCGACGGTGACGGTCAGTTCCGCCTGCGTTGCGGCTTTGGGGTCCGGTATGCCCACCAGTCGCCCCCACTCCCTCAACGGGGTGATAATACGCCCGTTGATCGTGGTCGGTTTGTCGCTGGCCGTGCTGACGAACATCTGCAGGAAAGTAAACCCGCCGTATTTGTAAAGAATTACGTACACCGCCGCCATGGCTTTGGCCATAACTCTGATGAACGCTTTAGGAAACAGGGGCACGGTCTGGCTGATCTGCGCTTCTATCTGCGCGACAATATTGTCAGCCACTTGCTCTGTGGTTGGGGTACCCGTCGCGCTCATAGTCTGGCCCACTCCTCGGTAAACTCAAATGTTTGGTCGTCGATGCTGACCGTCATTTTAACTTTATTTATGCCCGGAATGCTAGCGGAAACGTCGACGGCATAGCGCGCAGGCAGCCACGCGAGGTCTGCACGAGCGGCGTCGTTCAAT